ACTGCCTAGTAAGGAGTTCAAATAAAATTCCAGTATTCTTGTACTTAGAATGTTTTACTTTCATGTTTTATAAATTCGAATTTATCGTATATAAATATAACCCTATTCCTAAGACTTAATATTTTTTTCACTTAAAAGACCATTTTCGTCTTCTTCTTTTAAAATTTGTTTTTTATTTAAAGCTTTTTGTAAAGACTTTTTTAGATTTTTTACTTCAAATGTAGAAACTCTATTACCATCTGATGGTTTAGTAGGATTAACCGCAGATTGGGCTTTTGTACCTAATGGGTCTCTACTAAAATTGCTTTTATCCGAACCATAATTTTGTGGTTTTTCAGTTGGACGTCCTGGGTCCTTTTCATCATATCCTGTTGGAACTTGGGCAGGTCCTACTGATTTGTCTCTTTTATTACCATATAATGAAGCTAAATCATGAGGAGTACCATATGACATACCTGATTCTGTTGGATCGTTTCCTTCATTTTCAAGTTGAGATAATCTAAATGCTGTTAAAGCATCTTCAATCATTATGTCTTTTTGATTTGAATACTGATCGGGAGATAAACCATACACATTTTCATAAACCCAATCTCTACTAAATAATTTACCATCTATCATTTCTTTAGCTACTGCTGTTTTTGCAGTGTATAATTCAACCTTTTCTTGTTCATAAATAATTGATGGAACAGTTAATTCTAATGAAAAATCTACTAATTGTTCATCTGTAAATCCTTGTGAGTATAAATGTACTAATGCAATTTTAGTTAATTCTGATTCTACAATTCTTTGGATACGTTCAACTGTACGAGCAAAACGAATATCCATACCTGCTAATGTTGATTTTCCTTCTACTCCTTCTTCATAACCTAAAAATGGTTTAGGAATTTTAAGGGCAGCCATCATTTTATGTTTTAGATATTCAACATCTGTTGTTCCATCGTATTCTAGGCCTTTTGTAGTTTCAATTTTAGTTGAATTGTCATTACCTCTTACTGGGATGTAAAAATCCTCAGTAATGTTTTGCATGTTGTACTTTAAATTGTAATCACCCGTATTCTGATCAATGTAAGGTGTTTTTTTCATCTTATTAACAGTTTCTTTCATAAACTGTTCTACTTGTTCAGGTGGTATTGCTCCTACATTAATGTAAAATGTTCTTTTTTCAGGTGCTCTCATAATTCTATGAATTAACATAGCATCTTCCATTAACATTAATTGTTTAAATACTTTACGAGCTGGTTCTAAGTAAGATCTACCATAAGGAAGATAATTAGAATCTGTAAGTAATCTAAAGTGAGCAACTTCATAATTTTCTAACTGAAATTGATCTCGTCTAATTGTATTAGTTGCACCTGAAGCTAAACCATTGGGATCCATTGTAAAACGAGTATAAGATGGATTGTCAGGATCAGTTCCTTCTTCTCTTACTACTTCATATGTTGAAAGAGGTATAACATTATAAACCCCAAATTTTTCAGATACTTCTAATTTAAGATAAAAATCACCATACTTACACATATTTCTAATCCATGTAGCTAAATTAAATTCTATATTTAAAACATCATAGAATAAGTTATGTAATACTTTTCTAATATTTTCATCAGCTGAATTTATATTTAAAACCTGTCCATATTCATTTCTTGAAGTTGTTTCATCAGCCATAATATCTAATGCAGCTGCTATAATAGGATCATGATCCATTGCTTCATAATCACTATAAAGCTGAAGTCGCATTGACTGATAATTCAGTGTAGGATTATATTGTAGTGAAGATCCTACAGGTTTGTGTAGACGTGTAAACCTATCATAAAGTGAATTAGATGCTAAGTTTCCATATTTTTGGATCCTTCCGGTATCCATTACCTTTAATTTCTTTCCACCAACATTTCTAATGATTACATCACTTGAAAATAATCGTTGTAGTCTTGTAAATAAACTAGTATCTGCCATTCTTTTTGTTTGTTATAAATATATTAAAGAAGCCAAGTCAAATCTTGACTTCCTTGTTCGCCTAAATCTTGTGTCCAACCTGCGTCTTTCTTATTTGTACCTCCTGTGTAAACACCAGAGGCATTTGTTTGCCAATTTCTTAATGTGGCATTTGTTAAATCTATTCCTTGTTGTGCAAATTTAAGTGCTGTGTCTCTTACATAACATGCTGTTGCTAAAGACATTACTAAATCATCATTATACCCTCCTTGTGCTTCTGCTCTTCCATTTTTCCAAATAAAAGTACGCATTTCTTCCAACGTTCTTTTTCCTTGGATTAGTATTGATTTTTCTCTTAAATAAGCGTCTAATTTTCCTATTGTTAATGGTCGGGTTTTCATTGACATTGTAAAACCAGGAACCATTTTTGTTGTGTCTGTTATGTCGTATCCTTTAGCTAAAAATGCTTCTGCATTTGTTGCTGCGTCTCCTTTAGGAGAATAATATAAATTTTGGTAATTCTTATCAATTACTACCTGAATAGTATTCCATCCTATGTTAGCATTTTCAATTACAAGTAATGCATTATTATATTCAGTTGCTATTGCAACTAACATATGGCCAAATTCTTTAGTACCTATTTGACCTTTAAACTCACCAATTTGTTTACATTCTTCAATGTCTATAATATGAAAGGCAGAATAATCTTTACTGTCACCCCTAGCTACATCGGCTACAACTATATACTTTCTTGTGTAATCTGGATATTCCCAAATGTGTAATCCTCCTTCTATACCTCTTTTCTCTACAGGTTCACATATGTTTGATACTTCTATAAATTTTAATATTTCTGATTCAAACACAGTATTACCTGAGGTTGTAAAATCACAGTCACATTCTTGTGCTGCCATTCTTAAACCTAACTCATCATCCTGTTTGTCTCTCCATTCTTGATTTCTTTCAGGATGAACTGACCAGTGTAATTTAATAGGAGTAAATCCATTAGTTCCATCTTGTGCTTTAGTCCACATTTTGTGGAAAAAATTACCTGTGCCATTTGGTGTAGATAAAACTATTGCTTTACCACCCGTTGACAGTGTTTGTTGTGATGAACCCCAAATTTCTTCAATTCTATTTTGTTCAATAAATGCTGCTTCATCAATAATTAATAGAGAAATTGCTTCTGATCTACCAGCATCACCTGCTGCTGACACTGCTTTAATTTGAGAGCCATTTTTAAGTCGTAATGCTAATTTATTTTTTTCTGTAAAACCAATTTGTAACCATGATGGTAATTCATCATACATAAATTTAACTTTCGTTACTAGATTTTTTGCAGTGTCTTGTTTAGTTGCAACAACCAATATTGCTTTATCTCGTTGGAATAACATCATCCATAAGGCCATACCCGCGGATAAAGTTGAAATTCCTAACTGACGAGATTTAAGGATAATACTTCTATCGTTTTTTTGCAGTAGTTTTAATGTACCTTCTTGAAATGGATATAAGTTAAATTGAACACGACCTCTTGTAGGGTGTTGAATGTAACAATACTTTTTCATAAAGTATACAGGATCCTTAGCACATTTAATGTACTCCTGTTTTATTACTTGTTTTATATTATTTTGAGCCATATGTTATACATATTGAGTTATAGCACTTTTAACTTGTTTTATACGTTCTTCTACAGCACCTTTAATAGTAATAATTTTTTTACCTCCATTCATTTGTATAATTGATTTTATTTCTTCATCAATAGCTATTCTATAATCAGCGTCTGTTTCTCTAACTCCATTGTCTTCTATTTCTACTCCTTCTGGACTAACATAAAATAAAAGATCGTACTCATTTATTAGGGGTTCGATAGTAAGTGCTAAGTAAATTTTTTCTCTATAACCCATTGATGTAGATAAATTAGCAAAAGCCATTACATCTACTACTGTTCTATCAGTAATTATATTTTTTTGCATTAATTCGCTTGCTCTTTCAGCTGCAAATACTAATTGTCCCTTTAGTGTTGAGTCAGTGTTTAAAGGTATACCCATTTCCATAAGATACTTTGAACGTTCTGTTCTAAAAGTATAATCCTTAAATTCAGATAATTCTTTTAATGCATTTACTAGTGTAGTTTTTCCCACACTCATTGTTCCACAAAATCCTATTTTCATATATTAATGTCTTGATGTTCCTTTTCCTACTGCTGTTTTATACCATGGTAGTCCTTCTTTACCTTTCATTATTTCATTCCATGTTTCATAATCAAATTCAATACCATTTAAATAATATTCTTTTTTTCTTTGTTTTTTATTGATTAAAGCAGGACCTTTTTCATTGTGAAATACTGCTTTATTACCAAAATCTAAAACATGGACTCTTGTTTTAGATCCATCTTCTTCAATTTTATAACATCTTCTTACTTTAGTTTTTGGGTTAAGCCATTTACTTATATTTGTTATTTCTTCTTGTGTTGCTCTCATGTTTTATTTTTTATCTATTATTAATGAGTTTATAATAAAAAACATTGCCACTAATGTGGATAAAATTGCAAATATCATATTATTTATTTAATTTATTAGTATTTTCTTTGGGCATTGTTAAACCACCTATAAGATTTTCATGCATATCACCCATTTCATGTGGTTCTTTATTGTTAGCAGGATCATTTAAAAAATTATTAATCTCTTTATCTAACATTAATAATGATTCTGCAACATAAGTACCTTGAGCTCCTGATACTGTTATACCTCTTGCTGACAATGCATCACCTACAAAATGTACGTTGGGAAACCTAGTTAAACTTAAATCATCGTAGTTAACTAAAGGTTCAGGTGACAAATATTTTACTTCAGGCATGTAAATTCCCCAATCATTTCCTAATGTTGGAAATACTTTTTCTAAATCCATAATAAAATCTTCAATGTGAAGTGCATATTCTCCAATTGCATCATATAAAACGTCTATACTGTCTACAACA